AGATGATAGTGTCGTGATAATAGAGCGGAATGACTTACGTAAGGTCCAAGACATGTCATTTTTCACTGATTGCGGTTTCAAGATGAAAGTTGAGTGGACTGAAGAGTTTAGCCAAATGGAATATTGCCAATGTAAACCGGTAGAGACCAGGTACGGATGGGTCATGGCCAGGTCTCCTGATAGAATATTGCGTCGGGCCGGATGGTCAACGAAACGCTTTGGTAAGAAAAGGGTAGCCGATTATTTGTTTAGCCTCGGCATGGGTGAATGTGCTATCAATTATGGGCTTCCAATTGGTTATGCTCTCGGAACTAAGCTTAAAGAAACTGCAAGACAGGCTAGCAACAGGCCGGTTAAAATGTTGCCGATAAATCGGAAAAAGTACATCAGTTACACGCGCCAGAAGTATTGGCAGTCGCCTGAACCGGCTATAGTTGATGACTTGGCCAGGAATAGTTATGCAGAAGCCTGGGGTATCACACCAGATGATCAAATAGAGATAGAGAGCAGGCTTAATGTTCTCCTCTCCCCAGCTCTTGACAACTCTCAGGTGATTTGGTACCACGATAATGTGGACGGGCTCCTTATAGGCAGCCACCCGGATTAGGGGCAATGCCAATGATGTTTCGACATCCCAATAACCACCCTAAGTGTTCAATTGATGTATCGCAAAAGCGAACCGATATTAATACCCAACAATAAGAGACAAAGACTCTGCGAGACGCCAACTGCCAACTACGGAGCATTAGATCCGTGTCCACCACAAGCAGTTGATTTTACAAGAGCGCCACTCAGGTGTTACCGATTATTGCCGGATAATGGCATCGAGAAATGGTTCAGTGACGATAGAGGTGACACCGGAAACAGCGGGATCCTCGAAGAGATCCCGCTCTCGCAGGAGGAGAGTGCGAGCTACACGTCAAGCTGCACCAGTGCAGCAACAGCAAGTCATGCCAACGCAGCCCCAAAAACGCCAGACATTCTCGAACAGGTTGGAGATTACTCCGCGAAACCAGCGAGGGATGAAGAAGATGGTTGGACGTTCGTCCCTGGTGTCAGACGTGGTGAGCCGTGTGGTCAATTGGGCCAACTCGTCAAACCCGCTAACAACGGCTGGGGAGATATTCTTCCACAGGATGGCGAACCCGTGCGGGGAGGTGACCTCTCCTGTGCGTGGTGTGGATGCTGCCTTACAAACCTCGGCAGCGTTCGATTTGCGTGGCGTGGCAACGCCAACACCGACGTGGCTCAACGAACAACAGATAGATGCAAGCCTGAGGAATTGGGCAATGTATCTCGTGATCCCTCCGTTGATGAAGACAGTTTGTTACATCTTAGCATCACGCAACAACTCCGATCCAACACGTCAGAAACAAGCGGAGATTTGGAGTGTGATTAATGAGTCGACGGAGGATGATATGAAATGGCCAGCATGGATTGACATTGATGGAGACTGGATAGCCACCCAGATTGAATATGACGGCATCAATTATGAAGTTGACCCCGTGAGTGTTCAGAGTAAGGTGTTTCAGTCCATGCGATGGCTAGGAAACGGCATCGTAGTCGAGCATAATTGTCCTCGATTTTACGACCAAGGTACGGTGGTTGCAGCACAGTTTCCCACTGACAGCAAGGAAATTGAAATAGGCACCACCAGGTTGACTTTCCAAGCGGTTGTCAAGACGAAGAGCTCCAATTGGACCGCTGCTGACAGAACAGGCGCTTTCCCGTTAACCGTCGAACTCCGCGGAACGGATGTAAATGGCGAAGTTTTCAAAATCGGCAGCGTGGAGATCGCCAGCGATGGTGATTCCGGAACAATGGTCCATAACTGGTGTTTCATGGGATGCTGGTTTCCAACAACTAGAGGTCCCAGTGACAGGCTCTTCAGGCACGTTTAAGTTCGGTGTTCCACCAGGAAGGC